TTGAATAATGTGCTAAACTTACCGAATGTTAACAATGATCTAATATCGGTTGGCGCGGTTGGAACAGTAACTATAGTAGTAACTTAAAGGAGCATATCATGGCTAAAGGTGGAAAGACTAACGAGCAAATGAAGCAACTAGGTCGCGGCCTAGCTAAAGTAGCTAACCAGAAGAAACCAGTGCGTAAAGTACCTGTATGCGCCCCTAAACGCGGTATCTAAGGAGTATAGAATGAGTGAATTTAACTTTTTCCCCGGGGATACAGCTAATCCTTGCGAGAAGTATACCCAGCCAAAGCCATACAGCGTAGACCTCAAGAACAGCAGCTACCCTAATAACGTGGCTAACACTCAGACTGAGAAGACTCGTGGTACTGGTGCAGCTACTAAAGGTAAGAACCACGCTAGGTTAAAAGTCGGCAAGTAATGAATTACGCTGAGCTTACGTTAACAATCAAGGGATACTGTGAAAACACGTTCCCAGAGACGATCTCGACGTTTACAACGGCAGAGCAGATTGCTACGTTTGTCAGAAATGCTGAAGAACGGATATACAACTCTGTTCAGTTTCCCTCGCTTAGAAAGAATGTAACTGGGCTTTTAACAGCTAATAATAAGTACTTGTCAGCGCCTATTGATTTTCTAGCAGTTTACGCAATAGCGGTGATAGACGCAGCTGGGGTATATTACTACCTGCTAAACAAGGACGTTAACTTTATTAGAGAGGCGTTCCCTAACCCAGCTAATACGGGTCAGCCTACGCATTACGCTCTGTTTGGACCTACGACAACAAACACAGATCCAGCCGTTATAACGAATGAGTTGACCTTCCTTCTTGGGCCAACACCGGATATTCTGTATAACGTAGAGCTGCATTACTATTACTACCCAGAATCAATTGTAACTGCGGGGACTTCATGGCTTGGGGATAACTTTGATCCAGTACTGTTGTACGGGTCATTGCTTGAAGCTGTTGCCTATATGAAGGAAGAACCCGAAGTATTGGCTACGTACCAGAAAAGATACGACGAAGCATTAGCAATGGCTAAACGTCTGGGTGATGGCATGGAAAGACAGGATGCCTACCGATCTGGGCAAGTCCGAATAGCCGTAACATAATAGAGGTACTAAGTGGCACTATCCCAGACATTATGTACGGTATTTAAAACTAACCTGCTAAGTGGGCTAGAAGACTTTAATACAGGTACGATTTACACATACAAAGTTGCCTTGTATACTGTGACAGCGCCATTAAATGCAGATACACTTGCTTATACAGTGGACGGGGAAATTACTGGGACTGGATACGTGGCAGGGGGTAAAGTTCTAGCCCCAACAGTTCCTGCTAGTAGCAGTGGTACGGCGTACGTAACATTTGCCAATGTGACTTGGGACCCCGCCCAGTTTACTGCATCAGGGGCATTAATATACAACAGCACAACAGGAGCTGCAGTTGCCGTGTTAAATTTTGGTGCGGATAAGACTGCGACTCTAACGTTTCAAATACAGTTTCCAACCGCAACGGCAACAACAGCAATTATTAGACTTTCTTAAAGGAGTTCCAAATGATCTCAAACAAAGCAGTTTCTGTAGATAAAGTAGGTGCATGTGTTCTGTTAAGTGGCGCAACGGTCTCTGCCGCTGGCGGCGCTGGCGTATTTACAATCCAGTGTTTTGATAAAGACGGCAAGCTGAAATGGGAAGAAAAGAACCCAAATCTGGTTGTTAACGAAGGTCTTCAAGACATGAATGACAAGTACTTCTCTGGATCTTCCTATACCGCAGCTTGGTATCTAGGTCTAATTACTGGTCCCGGAGCCAGCACAACCATTGCTGCTGGTGATACCTTAGCCTCTCATGCAGGCTGGACTGAGTACTCAGACTACACAGGTAACCGTAAGGCTGTAACTTTTGGTGGAGCAAGTCTTGCTGATCCTTCAGTTATTGATAACTCAGGCGCACCTAATGCGTTTGTTATTACAGCCCCCGGTGGCACTGTTGCTGGTGCATTCCTTACTGATGTAGCTACTGGCACAGGAGGTATTTTGTTCTCAGCTTCTGACTTCCAGTCCCCCGGTGATCGCGCTGTAGTTGCTGGCGATACCTTAAATGTTACATACACATTCAGCCTTGACGCTGCATAAGGAGATATAAAAATGGCAACGAAATTCATTAAAGGTCAGAACGTAAAAGTTCAAGCAACCGTTCCTCAAGGTCCGGTACAAGCACTTCGCATGACGGAAGATGGCAACTTCTTCTATCACGTTGAGTGGACTGATGCTGAAGGCGTTTCACAAAACCGTTGGTTTCCAGAAGCTGCTTTGACCGAAGCATAATGTGTTTGGAATCTCACCATTCGCGGCTGCACCATTTGCGTCACTAGCGGGAGCTTTTCTAAACGCTGAAGTTAGCGAGTCAGCTTCTGCTTCTGATGTTAATGTAAGTGTTGTAGCTGCGGATTGTGAGATTCAAGAACTAACGTATTGCGAGGATGTATCAGGGGCGTATCTTACCTTAACATCTTCCGTACAAGAATCGCCCTCTATATCAGACCTAGCTTCTGCTAACCCAATCTTTGTTGGCGTAATACAAGAAAGTGCTACTGCATCAGATTCCATTGCAGGGGTTCCATCCAGCGGCGTTTCTGAAATAAGTGAGTCAGCTACTGCAGCGGATGCTGTTCTTTCGACTGTTGATCTAAGTTCGGATATAGCCGAGGTTTCTGCAGCTTCAGATCAAGTATCTTCTCTCCGTGCGTTACCCGGATCAATACAAGAATCCTCTTCCGCATCTGACCAAGTATCAGCTTTTGCTGACTTAGCTTCTGACATTGCAGAGGCGGTTACTGGCGTTGACCAAGTATCATCAGCATCTGATCTGGCTGGGAGCATTCAAGAGTCTGCCACTGCTGCGGATATGATAGTGGCTGTTGTTACTCTAAATGGTGATGTTGCTGAGACAACTACCGCTATTGATCTAGCTTACGGAGCTAGAGAATTAAATACTGCTGTAGCTGAAGCTGCGACAGCGACTGACGAAATATTTGCAACAGCGGATCTAGCTTGTCAGATAAATGAATCAGTAACCGCTACTGACCAAGTAGCAACTGCAGTAGATCTAAATAGCAACATTGAAGAATCTATAACAGCTTCTGATTTAATAAGTAGCCAAGTCACGCTTGAAGGGGCGGTTGCGGAGATCGGACTAATATCAGATCAGTCTGCAGCGACCATAGACTTTTTTGCTGAAGTAGCGGAAAGCGCAACAGCATCCGACCTAGTCTCAGCGGAAAGTAGCTATGGCGCATATGTTAACGAACTGGTTACTGCAAATGATGCGGTATACGCACAAGCTGCCCTTGAGGTTGTAATTACAGAAGCAGCAACGGCTGCCGAGCAAGCCTCTGCTCAATTAGTTCTAAATGGATCAATAGAAGAGTCCGCAACTGCCGCAGGCACTGTAGTCGCCACAGCCGCTTTGGGTGGAGATATAGCTGAAACTGCCAATGCTTCAGAGGTAACTAATAGTGCCGCAGAGCTAGGTGGAGTTATAGCCGAATTAGCAGTCGCATCGGATACAGTAGCTTCTGGACCAGATTACCCAAGAAGCATATTAGAGTCCGCAGTCGCAAGAATTGGCTATGGCTGGGGGCTTGGTTATGGCTGGGGTCTTGGCGCTTGGGGGTCTAGTGGAGTATTTGCAACGGTAGACTTTGTTACCTCAATTCAAGAAGACATTACTGGTTCTGATTTAGTTTCTTCTGGGTCAGATGTATATAGTTTAATTTCTGAATCCATTGTCTCTGCCGAATTAGTCTATGGAGATGTAGATTTAAACTCGGTCATTAATGAATCCTCTGCCGCATTAGATGCGGGCTTTGCCATAGCAGATCTAAATAGCAATGTTGCAGAATCTATCACAGCTTCAGACCAAGTGTCTGCACAAGCAGATTTAAACGCAGACGTACAGGAATCTATTACAGCTTCTGACGCAGTTAATGCTCAAATGACCGCTGAATGTGCTGTTGATGAATCGGCAGCGGCTACTGACCAAGCATCATCCACTGAAGTATTTGCAACGAATATAGCTGAATCAGCCACCGCCGCTGACGCTACAAGCTCAGATGTAAGTTTGACTGGCGCTGTAGATGAGACTGCTATTACTGCTGACCAAGTTACGGCACAAGCAGACCTAAATGCGTCTATTGAAGAGCTTGTTACTGCAACTGATGTAGTAAGCAGTACCGCTGACTTTGGGGCAGCTATTGACGAGAATGTTGTTGCAGAGGACCAAGTAACTGCAGCAGCAAACTTCTTATCAGACATACAGGAATCCACAGCAGCTAGTGATCTGGTTTATGCGGCGGCTGGTTTAAACGGCAATATAGCAGAGTCAGCTACAGCAGCAGATCAAGCATCTTCAATTATCTCTATTAATGGCGCTATAGATGAGGCTGCTACTACTGCTGACCAAGTTACGGCACAAGCAGACCTAAATGCGTCTATTGAGGAGTCTGTTACTGTGCTAGACGCAGTAAGCTCTACGGCAGACTTTGAGTGCCAATCGGATGAATCAGCTACCGCTAATGACCAAGTATTTGCGTCATCCACCATCCCGGTAGACATACAAGAGGCAGCGAATGCCTCTGACCAAGCGGAAAGCACTATAGACTTTGCCAGCTCAATAGCAGAATCAGCCACCGCCTCAGATCAAGTAGCAGCTATAACAAGTCAAACAGGTGCGATCACAGAGTCTGCAACCGGGCTGGATGATAGTTTCACAACTGTTGTATTCCTAACTAATATTAGCGAAGCGGCTACGGCAGCAGATACAGTTGAAGCTCTTGCTACGTTTGAGACTGCGGTTGACGAGGGGGCTACGGCATCAGACCAAGTGTTTGCTAGTGAAGACTTTGCCTCAACAATACAGGAAGCTGTAACGGCATCGGAACAAGTATTCTCTACGCTGGACTTTACTTCGGCTGTTGCTGAATCTGCTACGGCTTCTGATGCAGTAGCTTCTAACCTAGACGCATTTGCTTATGTAGATGAGTCTGCCACAGCAGTAGATCAAGTCTTCGCACAAGCGGTATTTGAGAACAACATAGCAGAACAAGTATTGGCATCTGATGCAGTATCTGCCACGGCAAACTTTGCTGTAACGATTGAGGAGTCCGTCACCGCAGCAGATCAGGTAAGCGCAAGTGAAGACTTTGCTTCAGCCATTGCTGAGAGCGCTACTGCTTTGGATCAAGTAGATTCAAATGTAAGCCTGAATGGGGTAATAGATGAGGCTGCTATAGGGGCTGATACAGTTGCGGCTAATGCGGATCTAGTTGTCTTTATAGAGGAATCAATAGCTGCTACGGATCAAGCTACCGCACAAGCAGACTTTGTAGGTGCCATTGATGAGTTGGTTACTGCAACTGACACTGTTGCTACTACAGCAGACTTTATAGTAGATATAGCCGAGTTAGCAACGGCTGCAGATCAGGTGAGTGCGGATGAGATATTTGCTTGTAATATTGCAGAGAGTGTTGCCGCAGAAGATCAAACCTTCTCATCGGTAAGTTTAAACGGATCGGTAGATGAGTCGGTTGCTACATCAGACGAGGTCTTTGCTCAGGCAGATCTTGCGTCTCTTATTGAAGAGTCTGTAATAGCAGTAGATCAGGTTATTGCACTTATAGACTTTCAAGTAGCAGTAGCTGAGTCTACTTCTGTTTCAGAGGCTGTCACGGCGGCACTAGATTTTGCAGTGGCTATAGATGAGTCAGTAACGGCTGCAGATCAGGTAAGTGCAGAGGAAGTATTTGCATCGGCTGTAGCAGAAAGCGCCACTGTAGAAGATCAGGTATTCTCATCGGTAGAGTTAAATGGCGACATTCAAGAGTCAGCAACCGGCGCTGATGCGGTAGCAGCCCAAGCTGCGATGAACTCGGTTGTTGCAGAGGTTGTCTCTGCTTCTGATGCTATGGTAGCCCAAGCCATATTTGAAGTTGATATAACAGAGCAGGTAGCAGCATCTGAGCAAGTGGTTTCTGGAGCAGACTTTAGTTCAGAAATTCAAGAAAACTCCACGGCAGAAGATCAGGTTGTATCAATAATTGAGATCAATAGTGCTATAGATGAGCAGGCAATCGCCATAGATACGGTGTCTGCACAGGGAGATGTTGGTGCTTATATAGCAGAGAGTGCTGCAGCAACAGATCAAGCCTCTGCGCTAATAGATTTCCAAGTAGCCGTTACTGAAGCTGGTACTGGATCTGAGGTCGTTAATGCAGCCGTAGACTTTGCCGCAGCCATAGAAGAAGCCGTTACGGGGGCAGACCAAGTCTCCTCAATAGAGGAGTTCTCAACCAGTATACAAGAAAGCATCACAGCAGAAGATCAAGTAGCCTCTATTTATAGTATTGGCAGCTCTGTACAAGAGTCTGCCACTGGATCTGATGCTGTAGAGGCATTAGCCTACTTGAATGGGTTTGTTAATGAGGGGGCCTCTGCTTCAGATTCCATTGAAAGTATGGCGGAGTTTCATTCAAGCATACAGGAGCTGATTAGAGCTGCTTCAACTACATCCGCTGCCGCTAACTTTATATCCACAGTTAATGAATTTGCTCTAGCTTCAGACTCCCTTACCAGAAGGCTGCTCTGGGAGATAATTAATGACTTTGAGGTTACTGATTGGAATACAATAAATACCGCAGATTCATCTCAGTGGGCTAATTTAAACACTGCTGGAGCCACTGATTGGAATACAATAAATAATTCAGAAAGCACAACTTGGGGTACAATAAATACTTCAGATACAGGTGGTTGGCAAGTGATTAAAACTCAACCATAATAAGGGCATATGGCACTCATCTTAGCTGACAGAGTAAAAGAGACTTCCACCACTGCAGGTAATGGCACATTCACACTTGCCGGAGCTGTAACTGGCTTTCAATCCTTCGCCATAGTTGGCAATGGAAACACCACCTACTACTGTATCGCAGGACAGGGAACTAATGAGTGGGAAGTAGGCATTGGAACCTATACATCTTCTGGTACTACACTAGCCCGTACTACAGTTCTATCTAACAGTTCAGCAACAGAGCCAACAGCTCTGGTATTTGCCGCTGGGACCAAGGATGTATTTGTTACCTACCCTTCAGAGAAGTCAGTCAATCTGGACGCATCAGGTAATGCAACTGCATTAGGTACTCCGGTAGCCTTTACAGGTACAAACATAACTGGCACTGCGGCAGGTCTTACAGCAGGAGCCGCAACGGTATTAGCTACGGCAAGGAACATAGCAGGTGTGTCTTTTGATGGCTCTGCTGCTATATCAATACCATTAGAGAATCTATCTGATGTGTCAATTGGCACCGCAGTGGTTAACCAGTTGCTTGGATATAACGGCACAGCTTGGACTAATGTTGCGCCAAACCCAGCCTCAGCGGGAACGGGTGTTGTATTTTATAACGCCACTCCAGTTATAACTGCGGCAGGGGCTAACAACGATGTAGCTATTCTTACCTTTGCATCCATCCCAGTAACAACGGCAGAGCAGGTCATTACAGGCACAGCAGTTAGTAATACTGTGCTTTTCTCTGCTTTTGTCACTGTTGCTCTGAATAGGCTTATATTTGATGCTGGGATATATGACTTCACAATATGGGCTGGTGTAGACAGCATTGCTGGTGGTTCTGTTACAACCATTGCTAGGCAGATATATACAGCCACTCCGTTTGTGGTTGGCACTGTAACTACCACAGGCACAGGATCAAGCCGCACAGCTACAGCATCATCAGGAACGCCCTTTGCTACTGCGGTGATAGATGCTTCAGCTACAAATACAGTTGCATCATACTTACAGACCCCTCAAGGGCTATACCAGATAACCGCTAGAACCTCTGATACGGTAGTAACTATTACTACACCTAGTGGGTATACAAATGAGTCAGCAGTAGCTGGCACTGTATGGAAGAAACTATTTGGAATTACTACCCCAGAAATAACATCTATATCTCCTAACTACACCGTGTTTGATGTAGTTACAACTCAGCCATCAACTGTAGTTACTGCCGCAACAAAGATGGGTATTCTTGGGTTTGTTACTTCAGATGCCACTAGGACTATATCGCTTACCTACAATGGTGAAGATAGAAATACCCACGTTAGTACACCCCTAGCTAATCTACACAATGACTTGGCTGGGTTACAGGGTGGAGTTGCTACTGAGTATTTTCACTCTACCTCTGCTGAGTATACGGGTACAGGAACTGGAGTCTTTGTAAGAGAAACATCTCCTACTTTAGTAACACCGGCTTTAGGAACACCAAGTTCTGGAACGCTTACTAATTGCACATTTCCGACTCTAAACCAAGATACAACCGGGACAGCGGCAAAGACTAACGCTCTTAATTCAGCTTCTACAGTGGTCAACGTATCATCTGCAACCGCCCCTACTGTGGGTCAATATTTGGTGGCGACAAGTAGCACGGCGGCAACTTGGCAAACAGTTGGGTTCCCAGCTACCACTGCTATGGTGTTTAAGCAAACAGCGGCTCCTACTGGCTGGACAAAGGTTCTAACTAATGATAATTCAGCATTAAGGGTTGTTACTGGAGCTGCATCTACTGGAGGCTCAGTGGCATTTACTACAGCCTTTGCCAGTCAGACTCCGGCAGGCACAGTTTCTGTTAGCGTTTCAGCGGGTACTTTAGCTGTTGGGATAGGAACTTTAGCTTCAAGTGCTGTTACACTGTCAACTACACAGATACCGGCTCATAACCACACCCAGCTATATCAGCTAGACCGTAATATAAATAGCACTAAAGATGTCCGGCGATCTAATACATCAGAAAATTATGTTGACTCAACAAGCATACAAAACACAGGTGGCGGCGGGTCGCATACGCACACTCTATCTGGCACTCCGGCGCTATCAGGATCGCCTAGCATAACATCATCTACTTTTACGGGAACAGCAATAAACTTAGCTGTATCGTATATTGATGTAATTGTTGCAACAAAAGATTAATTGGTATGACTGGAGCGAACAAATGAAACTGATAATTATCCCTACTGATGGGGCTGTCTATGAGGATTCTCTCTGTTATACGAAGCTAGTCTGGGAAGGAACCCCGCCTAATGTACACGCTCTCCAGTGGCAAGATATTGCTGGATGGATAGAATATAAAGATTTGAGTCCTAATGAGGAAATCACAATCCTTCCTGAGTGGGCATATAATGCAATGGCTGCGTGGGCGGTGGCTAATACTCCAGTACCGCCAAGCCCACCTACAGCAGAAGACAATAAAATTACGGCGGTTGGTATTTTAGACTACACAGACTGGACGACTATTGCAGATGTAGGCAGCCCTGTAAATAACCCGTATTTAGTCAACCAAAACGATTTTCTGGTTTACCGAAATGAGATTAGAAAGATAGCAGTATACCCAACTGCTGGTTATCTGGTTTGGGCTACCCCTCCAATTGAAGTTTGGAAATAAAGGATAAATCATGGCAAGTACTTACTCAGCACTTAAGATAGAACTCATTACCACAGGCGAACAGGTAAATACTTGGGGGGCTACAACTAATACAAATCTTGGTACTGCATTAGAAGAAGCTATTGTAGGTAGGGCTGTAGCTAGTTTTACTACTGATGGTAACCTGACTATAGATCTTACCAATACTAACTCAACGCAAGTAGCTAGGCACTACATACTAAGTTTAACCTCAACTGGGGCGCTAACGGCTACTAGAGATCTGATAGTTCCCACGACTGATAAGCCCTACATAATTGAGAACAACACTACTGGCTCACAAAGTATCCGGGTAAAGACCGCCGCTGGCACGGGGGTAACAGTACCTAATGGTAAGACGGCTATGGTTTACGCCAATAGCACTAATGTAGTTTCAGCTCTTAGTTATGTTCCAGCTCTAAGTATAGACACAGCAACAATTGCGGCGGGAACAGCTATATTTTCTACGGCTACTATAACTACAGCAACAATCAACGGTGGAACGATTACAGGCATTACTGATCTGGCTGTAGCTGATGGGGGCACGGGGCTTTCTACACTAACTGCAAATAACGTAATTTTAGGCAACGGTGCTTCTGCCCCTACATTTGTTGCCCCCAGTACTTCAGGAAACTTATTAACATCTAATGGAACAACTTGGGCGAGTACCGCACCAGCTACGCCAGCCCCACCATTTGCTTCTGGTACACGCATGAGTTTTCAGCAAACAGCTGCTCCTACGGGATGGACTAAAGATACAACTGCGGCTATCAACGATTCTATTCTTAGGTTTGTTACTGGATCAGTTACTCCAAGTGGTGGTTCTGTAGCATTTAGCACATGGAACGCACAGACGGTTACTGGGGGTACTACGTTGACCATAGCCCAGATGCCAGCACACACCCACGGATACCCTGAAACAACTACATCGGGCGCTGCGGGGGCATCATCAGGTCGCCCTGTCTCCAATTTTGTTACGGTAC